CAATAGAACAGGCATTGAATCAAATATTAACACATTCTACACTATTTACTAATGGAAGTAACAGGCTACAAATACACAACAGAACAAGAGGCTATTGATGCAAGAGAGCAATGTGATGCTTATTATGGTATTCCTGTTTCACCTGATGACGTTACTCAAAACTGGGTTGACTATAATACAGCAACTTTGGACAATCCTATGTTTTATTACATAACGTTTGACGAAAGTTTGAGAGTAGTTTTAGGAGAACCAAGTACATTTGATGTGACTGTACCTAATCCTTTTGAATAAAATCACTATATTTGTACTATAAAATTTAATTAAAATGAAAAAATTAGAAGAACAAGATCTCAACAGATTGGTTGAGCTGAACAGAAGGTATAGAGACCTTAAGTTCGAAGTGGCTGATATCGAACTAACATTCGAACGTCTAAAAAGCCAGAAACTAACAGTAATGACAGAGCTTGAAATCGCAGTACAAGAATTTTCTTCTTTTCAGAAGGACGTTCAAGAAAGATATGGCGCAAGCAATATTAATCTATTAACAGGTGAATATAATTAGAAAAATATCAGTTGGACCAGACTACATGAAGTGCATGCACTACACTGTAGGTCAGAAGGTCTTAAACAGCGAGTATACGATCTACGCTATCAAGCTTGGTACCGAAGGGTACCAGGTTTGGATAGAGAGAGAAGGAGAGATCATATGCTGGAAGCAGTTTTCTAATACAATGCCAGTATCAGTAGAATACAAAATAGATTTTTAATATGAAGTCGCCATATTGCTTTATCATCAAAGCTGTTGATGGGAGGCGGTATGATAACATCAGAAATTACGAAGGTAAGGAGTTCATCATAAGTTCATCCCAAGAAGATCACAAGGTATCAAACAGATTTGCTACCGTTATATCAACACCTATATATTACAACGGGCCAATAAAACCGAACGATGTTGTTGTCGTCCATCATAACGTGTTTAAATTTTATTACGACATGAAGGGCAGACAAAAGAGCAGTTGGCATCACTTGACTGACGATCTGTTTATCGTTGAGATAGATCAAGTGTATCTGTACTCCAGAGATGGAGGAAGATGGTCAGCTCCGTCTCCATTTTGTTTTATTCGTCCTATACCATCTGAAGATAAGATATTTAGTTCAACATCTGGACTTGAAGAACTGTGGGGGGAGTTGGTATTCAAGAACGAAGAAATGACAGAAGTCACTGAAGGTGACATCGTATCATTTACTCCAGACAGTGAATATGAGTTTAGAATAAATGAAGAAGTTTTATATAGAATGTATAATCGTAATATATGTCTAAAAAAATAGAAATATTAGAGGCTGCAAAGGTGGCTATAGATGAACTTATAAAGGTATTGAGAGAGCCAATTATAACTAGATCTGAGGATGACATATCTGCTGATAAGTTAAAGAATGCCGCATCTGCAAAACGTCTTGCGTTTGAGGATGCACTTAGTATGTTACAGAAGATAGAGCAGGAAGAAAATGCAGAATCACCAAAGGCAGAAGTTACTCTTGGAAATAAGGGATTTGCTGAGGGTAGAGTAAAAAAGAAGTAAACATGGATCTTTACACTATAGTAGATAATCACATACACAAAACTGCATTAACAACAAAAAATGCAAAGAAATCTTGGACGTATGGTTATCATCCAGATTATGATCTAGTTGTGATATCAAGGGATGGTACTATAGGTGAAATATATGATATAAACGGTGTGAAGATTGCACTTCCATCAGAACCAATATCATTACATAAAGGTTCAAACAAGTGGGTAGCAGAAGAATATCCATCAGAACTACAGAAGATAAAAACTGTATTTGATTGGAATAGAAAAGACAATACATTTAAATCAAAGTATGTAGATTATATAGAACAAGAGTTTGACAGAAGAGATTACGGTCATTGGTTTATGAATAACGGTAAGCCGACATATATAACTGGAACTCATTATATGTATTTACAATGGACAAAGATAGATATAGGTCTTCCAGAATTTAGAGAGTCTAACAGGATATTTTATATATACTGGGAGGCATGCAAGGCTGACAATAGATCTTTTGGCATGTGTTACCTAAAGAACAGACGTTCTGGTTTCTCGTTTATGTCGTCTGCTGAGGTTTGTAATACTGCAACTTTAGCAAAAGACGCTAGAGTCGGGATACTATCAAAAACTGGTAGTGATGCCAAGAAGATGTTTACTGATAAGGTTGTTCCTATTGTAAGAAACTATCCTTTCTTCTTCAAACCTATACAGGATGGTATGGACAATCCAAAGACTGAGTTAGCGTTTAGGGTTCCAGCAAGTAAGATCACTAGGAGAAACATGGACGAAGAAAAGACCGAAGATATTGAAGGTCTTGACACAACTATTGACTGGAAGAATACAGCAGACAACAGTTACGATGGTGAGAAATTACTAATGCTTGTTCATGATGAAAGTGGAAAATGGGAGAAGCCAGAGAACATCTTAAACAACTGGAGAGTAACAAAAACATGTCTTCGTCTAGGAGCCAAGATAGTAGGTAAGTGTATGATGGGATCAACATCGAATGCTCTTCCAAAAGGTGGCCAGAATTTTAAGGATTTATACTACGACAGCAGTACATCTAAAAGATCTGCAAACCATCAAACAAAGAGCGGATTATACTCATTATTTATTCCTATGGAATGGAACGTAGAGGGATACATAGATGAGTTTGGATGGCCAATATTTACAGATCCAAGTAAGCCAGTAAGGGGTATAGATGGCGAGATGATAACGCAAGGCGTTATTACTTGGTGGGAGAACGAGGTAGCTGCATTAAAATCTGATGCTGATGCTCTTAATGAATTCTACAGACAGTACCCAAGGACTGAGTCTCATGCATTTAGAGATGAGTCTAAGCACTCATTATTTAACTTGACTAAGATATATCAACAGATAGACTACAATGACTCTCTAATAAAGGAGAAGTTTTTAACTAGGGGGTATTTCCACTGGAAGAACGGAGAGGTTGATAGCGAGGTTATTTGGACTCCAGATCCTAAAGGTAGGTTTATAGTTTCATGGATACCTAGTCAAGAATTAAGAAATAGAAAAATAGTAAGAAATGGAAAATTTTATCCAGGTAATGAAAGCCTTGGTGCTTTTGGTTGTGACCCTTATGATATCTCTGGTGTTGTTGGTGGGGGTGGTTCTAACGGTGCTCTTCATGGTGTTACTTCGTTTCATATGGAGCAAAATGTACCGTGCAATGAATTCTTTTTAGAGTACATAGCTAGGCCTCAGACAGCTGAGATATTCTTCGAGGATGTGCTTATGGCATGCGTGTTTTATGGTATGCCGATACTTGCTGAAAACAACAAGGCTAGATTGCTGTACCATTTTAAAAACAGAGGATACAGGGCATACTCCATGAACAGGCCAGATAAGCATCAGTCAAAATTGTCTAAGACTGAGATAGAGATAGGTGGTATACCTAACTCATCCGAAGATATGAGACAAGCTCATGCATCTGTAATTAACACTTACATAGAGGAGCATGTAGGCTTTGATAACGAGGGTACATATAGAGAGTCTGGCGTTATAGGATCCATGTATTTTAATAGAACTTTAGAAGATTGGGCTAGGTTTAATATAAACGATAGAACGAAGCACGATGCCACGATAAGTTCTGGTTTAGCACTAATGGCGATCAAGCGTTACATGTTTTTACCAGAGAGAAAAGAATCAAAAATAAGTATTAAATTTGTAAAATACGATAATCGTGGAAGCAGAAGCGAAATAATAAAATAATGGAGAAAAAACCATCAGTTATAATTTACCCAGGTCAATTTCCCAATGCGTTGGTCCCAGATGAGGAGAAGCAAACCATTGAATACGGCCTAAGGGTCGGAAAGGCTATAGAGGGTGAATGGTTTAATAGAAAAAACAACACATGTCGATTTTACGATCAATGGGGAGAGTATCATCGATTGAGGTTATATGCTCGTGGTGAACAGCCAGTACAAAAGTATAAGGATGAGTTAGCTATAAATGGCGACATGTCTATGCTTAATTTAGACTGGACTCCAATTCCTATTATACCTAAGTTTGTTGATATCGTTGTTAATGGAATGAACGATAGGCTTTTTAAAATAAAGGCCGAAGCTCAAGACGTAATGTCTGCTGAGAAAAAGAGTTTATTTCAAGATATGATAGAGGCTGATATGGTCGCTAAAGATTTTCTTGAGTTGACAAAAGAAGAATACGGTATAGACGCTTATAATGTAGATCCAGAAGAACTTCCAGAAAATGATGAAGAGCTTTCTCTGTATATGCAGATGAAGTACAAGCCGTCTATAGAAATAGCAGAAGAGATTGCTATTGACACTGTTCTTAAGATGAACGACTATCTTGAGTTAAAGAGATTGTTTGACTACGATATGACTACTCTTGGTGTAGGCGTTATGAGACACACGTTCTTAATTAATGACGGTGTTAAGATTGATTACGTAGATCCAGCTAACTGGATTCATAGCTATACAGAGAAGCCAGACTTTTCTGACTGTTATTATTTTGGAGAAGTAAAACAAGTACACTATACTGAGTTATTAAAGATAAACCCAAATCTAACTAAAGAAGAACTAGAAGAAATAAAGAACGCTAGTTCTGCTTGGTATGACTACTTTCCAATCATCAGACAGTATCAAGACGACGCATTTTTGAATGAGGTCGTTACACTATTGTATTTTAACTACAAGACAGACATGCGTTTTGTCTGGAAGAAAAAATTGTTAGAAAATGGTGGTGAGAGAGTAATAAGAAAAGACGGAAACTTCAATCCTCCTGTTGAGGAAGGAATGATGTTTGAAAGAGTAGAAGCTGTAAGGGACGCATGGTATGAAGGTATATTGGTAGGAGGTACCAATATATTAGTCAAATGGGAACTGATGAAGAATATGGTGCGACCTAAATCTGCTACACAAAAGGCGTTGCCTAATTATGTTGCCTATGCACCTAGGATGTATAAAGGCAACATAGAATCTCTTGTGAGAAGGATGATACCTTTTGCTGATCAGATACAGCTAACACATTTAAAGTTACAGCAAGTTATGGCTCGCGTTGTTCCAGACGGTGTATTCATAGATGCTGATGGTATAAATGAAGTTGATCTTGGCACTGGCGCTGCTTATAACCCAGAGGATGCTCTTAAGCTTTATTTCCAAACTGGTAGTGTTATTGGTAGAAGTTATACGCAAGATGGCGAGTTTAATAACGGAAGAGTTCCTATACAAGAGTTAAGTTCAAATAGTGGTCAATCAAAAATGGCCGCATTGATCAACGTATATAATTACAATCTGAATATGATCAGAGACGTGACAGGAATAAATGAAGCTAGAGATGCTTCAACTCCTAGTCCAGATGCTCTTGTTGGTGTTCAGAAACTAGCTGCACTAAACAGCAACACAGCCACTAGACACATACTTACCGCTGGTTTAAACGTAACAAAAAGAATGGCTGAATGTATATCAATAAGAATAGCTGACATACTTGAATATGCTGACTTCGCTGAAGATTTTGCGATGCAGATAGGAAAGTACAATGTAGCTATACTTGAGGATATCAAAGATTTATATTTACACAACTTCGGTATTTTTATTGAGCTAGCTCCAGATGAAGAAGAAAAACAACGCCTTGAGGCAAATATTCAAATCGCACTTCAGCAACAAACCATTGATCTGGAAGATGCTATTGATATTAGAATGGTTAGCAATATTAAGTTGGCTAATGAGCTACTTAAAATGAAGAGAAAGAAGAGGATAGAACAGCAACAAAAACAAAAGGAGATGGAGTTTAGAATGCAAATGCAGTCAAACATTCAGTCTCAACAAGCTGCTGCTGAATCAAAAGCTCAACTTGTTCAGATGGAAGCTCAAGCCAAAATACAGTTACGTCAAGCAGAGATGCAATTTGCTGTACAACAGTTACAAGCAGAGGCAGATCTTAAGCGTCAGTTGATGGATCAAGAGTTCCAATACAACATGCAATTAAAAGGCATGGAGGCAGAGCAATTGAAAAAGAGAGAGGAAGATAAGGAGAAGGCTAAAGACAAACGTATTGACATACAAGCTAGCAGACAGTCTGAACTTATTAACCAAAGAAAAAATAATTTACCACCTATGGATTTCGAATCAAACGAAGATTCATTAGATGGTTTTGATTTGGATTCATTTGAACCTAGATAATATGAGAAATAGTAAAATAAAAGTAAAACCTTTTGCTTCTGGTGTATCTTCACCAGGATCTGGTTATGATATTAATGCTGGAGCATCAGCATCAAGAGGACCTTTGTCTGTATCCACTTCTATGTCTAAAGGATCTGAGTATCCTGCTGAATTTAATATTGAGGCGAGTGTATACGTACCTATAACTAAAAAGGTTAAGCATAAAACTAAATTGTAGTTTTGGCGTATATAGAACACAACTTCTTTCCTCTTAAGGTATTCGTTAGGAACGAGTATATGTATCAATTTAAAAAAGGTCAAGGTACATTTACAGAAGGAGTAGTTGTTTCGGTTAGATGTATGCCAGGTCAAGCTGCATTATTTCAAGTATTGCTTGAGAATGGTGTCATGAGAGACAAATTACCTTCTCATGCGTTATTAACAGAACCAGTTTTACCAAATCCAGACTTACCTTTTCATTATCTACAAATATGGAACTGCTTTAGTTATAGATTTACATTAACTCAACTCTCATATGTTTATGACACTCCAGTAGAAGTGTATATGAAAGATAGGAAATGGTATGAGGGTAATTACTATGGTACCATAAACTGGGGGTCTAATGATATAAATACAGATATAACTTTAGCTGAAGATCCTCTTGAGCATAAATCTCATCATATAATACTATTGGATAACGGACAAATAGCATTACAACCAAACAATAGGATTAAATGGTCAGAACCTTCATTCGTTACAAAACCTTTTCCAACTAAACCAGATTATTTGGTTAATAAAGAATGGTTTAATTGTGAAGGATATGATAAGTGGCATACTGAGGATTCAGATGTCATGTTTTATGATAATGTATATATGCCAAAAAATGAATAGCAGCCAAAATTGGAAAAATTCATGCATTTTGGCGAATTATAATGTAAAAAATATTATGCATTTAATCGGATTTTAACCGATTATGCATATTAAATTATGTGTAAAATATAATTATTAACTTTGTAAAAATAAATTAAATAAAATGGAAGGAGAATTTAAAGTAAGAGCCGTTGAATTCGAAGAGAAGTCAAAGGTTGAAATTGAAGAGCAACTATTAAAGGAGCACGAGGATAAGTTAAAAGAAGAGCAAGCTGAAACGCCAGAACAAACTTCTACAGAACCAACTCCGACTCCAGAGATTGATGATAACATCGTTCTTTCACATATTAAGACAAGGTACAACAGAGAGATCAGCTCTTTGGATGAGTTATTCGAACAGAGAAATCAGAACGAAGACCTTCCAGAAGATGTAGCTGCATTTCTTAAGTACAAAAAAGAGACTGGAAGAAACATCGATGACTTTATTAAATTAAATAAAGATTATTCGAATGCTGATCCAGACACGCTACTTTTTGAGTTCTACAAAGAACAAAACCCAGACCTAGATCCAGATGATATTAAATTTGAGATAGGTCTTAAGTTTGGTTACGATGAGGACCTTGATGACGAAAAAGAAATCAAGCAAAAAAAATTAGCGTTTAAAAAAGAACTTACGAAAGCTAAGAAGCATTTCGACGAACTAAAAGAACAATATAAAGTGCCGCTTGAGTCAAGGGCATCATTTGTTCCAGAGGAAGAGAAGGAATCATACGAAAGCTTTAAAAGTTATAGAGAAACCGCTTCTAAACATGAGGAGGAGCAAGCGAAACGGTCGAAGTTTTTTGCTGACAAAACTTCTGAATTGTTTTCTGATAAATTCGAAGGTTTCGGATTCAATATCGATGAAAGCAATAAGATGGTATATAAACCAGCAGATGCTAATACCCTTATTAAGGAACAGTCAAACATTATGGACTTTATATCAAAGTTTTTAAATGAAGATGGTTACCTTAAGGACGCTGAGGCCTTTCATAAAGCTATAGCAGTGGCAAACAACCCAGACAAATTTGCTAAGTACTTTTATGAAAAAGGAAAAGCAGAGGCTGTAGGTGATATTGCTAAAGAGTCTAAAAATATTGATATGACTCGAACGGCACCGACACCAACGCCAAAACAGGGTACACAGGTCAGAGTTATAGATGAAGAACGCGGTAATAGATTAATTATTAGAAAACCGTTTAAAAACTAAAAAAAATGGCTGGTACATTACAAGCGAGTCCTGGTGTAGCAATTACACCTAGCTCAGTGAAGGCTACGTTGCCTTCAAACTACATTACAAACTTTGATTTCTTGAATCAGTATCTTCCTGATACTTATGAGCAAGAATTCGAGCGTTATGGAAACAGATCAATTGCATCATTCTTGAGAATGGTTGGTGCTGAGCTTCCTTCTAACTCTGACTTGATTAAGTGGGCAGAGCAAGGTCGTTTGCATACAAAATACACTGGATTGACTTTTGGTTCAATTGGTACTCCTGCTTCTGGACAACAAGTGTTTACATTACCTTCTGGTACTTGTAACTTTAGAATTAATCAAACTGTATTCTTGTCTTCTCAGCAAGTTGCTGCTGAATCGGCAAAAGCTATCATTATTAATGTTACAAGTTCTACTTTTACTGTAGCTTACTATGATAATGATTTTAATTCTACTTCACCTTTTAGTGCTTCAACAACAGCCGTAACAGCATTTGTTTACGGATCTGAATTTGCTAAAGGAACAAGTGGAATGGCTGGATCATTAGAAGCTCAAGATTTATTCTTCGATGTTAAGCCAATCATCATCAAAGATAACTACACTGTATCTGGTTCTGATATGGCTCAAGTTGGATGGGTTGAAGTAACTACTGAGAATGGTGCTACAGGTTATTTGTGGTACATGAAATCAGAGCACGAAACTCGTTTACGTTTCGAAGATTACTTAGAGATGGCAATGGTAGAAGGTGTTCCTGCTGAATCTACATCTGGTGCAGCTTCTTGGAC